CCATCAACTTGCCACGCGATGCGACAGATGAAAAGATGACGCCGATATCATTGAACGCTCGACCAGATGCCGCCGCAACGTTCGCGACAGATTTCAGCGTGTTGGTCATATCCTCGCCGGACTTAATGCCAGCCGCAGAAAGCGTTGCTGCGGCCGTTGCAGCGTCGCCCAGGCCAAATGCCGTGCCACGGACTGACTGAGTGGCCGAGTCCATGATGGACTCGATGTCCTGGGCGTCATGGCCAAAGCCGGCGAGCTTCTTTCGTGCGTTGTCGATATTCAGCGCACGGTCAATACCGCCCTGGATGGCCATACCAGCAACCGCAGCAATTCCCGCCTGGCCTACGCCAATCAGTGAGCTTGTAATTTGCTGGGTATTGGTACGCACGGCGTTCCATGCGTTGGTCAGTCCGTTTCTCGCGCTTGTTGCGATATTGCTGAAGATGTTCTGAGCGCGAGACCTAAGCTCGGCAAACGATGACTGCACGTTGCCAGATGCATCGCCCATACTGTGATCCATAGAGCGCGATACTTCCTGCGCCTTGTTCTGAATCTGACTGAGCGAAGACTGCGCCTTATTTACGCCATCAATGAAGCCGTCGGCATTAACGGTGAACTTCGCGGAGAGTGTATAGTCACTTGCCATATATACCTCCTCTCATGTTTATTTCTGTTGATTCGATAGAGCCTTCTCAAGCGCGGCCATTTTGTCGCGCGCTTCTTTCGCGCTCATGGTCTTTCTGTCAGGCTTGTTTGCTTCAACCCACAGAAGCTCAGGTTCTTCGCTCTTTTTCTTGTAGCCATTAGCGAGTGCGTTCGCGATTGCTTCGTTGAGAAGCATCTGGTCATATGCGACGCGGTCATGCTCAGCCACTTGAAGAAGCGCAATCTGAGCCGCTGTGAGCCTGTCAAACTCGTCTGGCGTCCATCCAAAGCGAACAGCCGCCCACGCCCACATTGCGTCGCGCTCGTAGCCTGTCAGTGGCTTCTGTGGCGCTTCTTGTGGTTGGTGGTCGGCTTGTTGTTTGCTTGTGGATGGTCTGACCCAGCGCGGGCTCACCAGATCTATTGGAATAAAAAACCGCAGTCCTTCATGAGTGCGTCGCTTACGGCTTCAATCATCTGAGCATAGCCGTGCTCTTGCAGGTACTTTCCAGCAAGCTCGATGGCCTGTGTTGGATTGACCCATGCACTCTGGCCACTCTCACGGATGCCATACGCGAAGAGAGTCTTAGTCTCACGCAGGGTTGGCTGAGCGGTGAATACGGAAATAATGCTTTTGTTACCAATTGCACTCTCGGCCATCTCCACACGCTTCTCCGCGTAGAGAAGCTCGTATGTAGTACCGTCAACCTCGAAGGTAAAATCTGCCATTTCTTACTCCTTAACTAATAAAAAAGGGGCAGCCGAAGCTACCCCGTGATTGCGTTTGTGGACGCCTATCGTCCTGTTGGCTTGGTGATTGCCTTAGCCTTAGCGGCTGCGTCAATGTCAAACCACGTCCACTTGCCTGTGCCCGTGAGAGATACAGACGCGGTGCGTACATCGTCGGTTGGCGAATCAGCCTCATACTTGGTGACAATGACTGCGCCGCCACCAATTGGCGTGAAGTCTGTGTTGTCCAGGAATTCCTTGACGCACAGAATAGTGCCGTCGGCTAGTGCCTGGCGGAACAGTTTATCGCTCTCAGCGTCCTTGACGGCCACCGTATCAACGGAAACCTCGAAGGAACGGGTAGATGCGCGGTTAACCTTCCAAGCGCCGCGAGAAGACTTCGTGGAGACGCTCGTAGTGTCAGCGGAAAGCGATACCTTGTGAGACTTCTCGCCAGCGATTGCGAGAAGCTTAGATCCATCCGCGCTAAATACGCCAAGCAAGACCTCTGCGCCGTTTACAGCGTTCACGCCACCAGCGGAGACGTCACAATATGCACCACTATCGAATGCAGTTGAATCTGGCATAGTAATGCCCCTTTCTACTTAATAATCAGACCATAGGAGACGACCACCTCGAACGGCACAACCGCGTGCCATTCTCCTGTCTCGTCTCGCTTGATTGTGTTTAGACCGTTATCCGTTTGACGGATGACCTGGAACGGACAAGCCAAACTAATCGGCTGGCTCATGGCTTCTTCTAGAGCCGTCACCATCTTGAATATCTCCTCGCGCGTCTTAGACGGCTTAGAGATTGCGTGAAGCTCGATGGTGTAGACGTCCAGCCACATCGTTTTAGTTTTGTCCGGACGAACTGAAAGTGCGCCGACGGAATAAAGAGGAGAGGGTTCTTTATTCGCGTCGGTCACACATTTAACGCCCGTGCCATCTTTGACACGTGCCACAACCGCCGCGACAAAATCGTCGAGCGGGAGTCGCCTTAATGCTTGCCTCATAAGCCCTTACTCCTTAGATACTCACCGCACCGCTTCTTCAGAACAGCGCGTGCCGCCTTGATTTCCGTAGCAAAGAAGTGCTGGCCTTCCACGAAGGGAGCTTTGAGGCGCTTCCCAAGCTTCGGAACGTACTGGCCAACGTTTTGGCGATGGCCATACTCAACATGTGGCGCATATTCTCCCGTGTAGCCAATCTCACCCTCGCCACCTTTGACGCTCTGGCGAATAGATCCAATCAACTCGCCCGTGTCTCGTGGTGTGGTTGCGCGTAGGTCTTCAGCTATTTCATTCACGGTGCGCTTCATAACAATTTCAGGCTTAATATTCGCGAGCTCTTTCAGTGCGTCGCCAAGTCCGCCATCGTCAAACTCCAGGCGAACACTAGACATATGCATCACCCTTTAGCTTCTTCAGTGACAAAACGCGGCGGCGCCCGAAGTCGCTCACATGGATGACCTCGAAGACGTCGCCAGCGTCAATCACGGGAAAGCGTACAAGAGACGCGCGAAGAGCAAGCTCGGCGGGTACTGTCGTGATAAGCGTCAAGTCACACGCCGCGTAATCATTGCCTTCGTTTTGCGTCTCTACAAGCGATGCGGGGCATACCCTCGCCCGGGTGGTTGTAAGCACCCGGCGCGAGAGTACGCGATTGCCTAGTTTGTCGCGCGCGTCGGTGTCCGCGAGTTCAATCAACTCGCACATCCGCCACTTCATACGAACCTCACTTTTGGAAACTGCAGAGCGGAGGTATTGTCCGCCCTAGCAATCTCAGCTAAAGCAGAAAGTTCCGCGGCATACTCCGCGAGCAAATCGTCCACAAACTGAAGGGACAAGGTTCCGCCCTGTCCCTCCGCCTCCTGCGTGATTCCTTCATCGAATCTGCGGTTCACCGCCTTGATGGTTGCATCGACCACAAGGGACTCGGCTGTGGTGGGTAGCGTGGACACACCAACGCGCAAACAGATGCGGTCTGTGAGCGTATGCGTGACCTCTTCCAGCCACTTATCGCTCGGCTTATCTTCAACTGCCTCGAGTCGTGTCTTGACACGATCTAATACGCTCATACGCTCACCTCCTTACTCGTGAATTAGACGGTTGCCTTAATCTCAGCCTTGACAACGCCGTCGGTAATCTCTGGGAAGATCTTGACGCCAGACATAACCAAGGTGTCGCAGGTTGCGTTATTGGTGTTGATATTGTGAGTAATACCAACGAAGCCAGTAGCGTCGGAGGTCAGGCCGAAGGTGGAAGCAAGATCAGAACCATTTGCTGGGATATATGCCAGGTTAAGGTTCATGGCTGCAGTACCAAAGATAGTGCCAGCCCTAACTGCGGAAGAGGTGATTGCGGTACCCAGGCCAAGGAAGTCCTTGAGGTAAGTAATACCTGCAGCGTTCTGGGTGGTAACGGTTGCAGTGCCGAGGTAGTCAGCCACATCGAGAGGATTGACGAAGAAGACGAATGGATTAGCTGCGTCAGTGTCAAAGCCATCGTAGCCCTCAAACTTGCCGGTGAGAGAAGCCCAGAGGTTGGCCATAGTTGCCTGAAGGGTCTTGCCGTTCTTTGCTGCAGCAGTGGTGGTTGCGACGCTTGCAATCAGATCACTGCGAATACCATTCTGGATGGTGCCGATAAGCTGAGCGTCAGCTTCATTGATTGCACGATCACGTCCACGAAGCTGGATAGCTTCGGCAGAGGTTACACGGCGATACTTCTTAAGAGGAAGCTCGATGGTCTGGTCAAGCTGACGCTTGATGTTAGACGCTGGAATGGTGTCACCCTCAGCAACTACGCCATTCTTAACGTCCTTCACGAACTTGTAGGTCTTGATGGTGCCGCCCTGTGGTACTGGGATAAGGTTGGTAATACCGAGAGCCTTCTGAAGCTCCTGGATGCCCTGGGAGAATCGGTTGACGTAATCAATAGAAATCTCAGGAGCGATGTCGGTCTTTACGGTAAGTCCTGTTTCTGCTGGCATAATGTGCCACCTTTCTTAGTGTTAAACAAACAATCCGATGTTGTCGCGGATGGCTGCCTGGCGAGTAATTGGGTCCTTGATGGCTAAGATCTCTTCTTTGGTCATCGTCTTAGTGGCCACACCCGCTGCAGGAGCTTTGCCCGCGAGTTGTTTCTTCACGGCATCTTCTACGGCCGCCGTGAAGGCCGTTGAGAAAGCGTCAACGGACGCCTTTGTTTCCTCTGCAGTCTCACCCACTAAACGCGTGAGAATGTCATCGCTAACCGCGATACCTTGCTCAGAGAGTTGACGACGAGACTCAGCCACCATCGCGTTTACCGTGTCGCGACGCTTGTACTCGTCAAGCTCCTTCTGAACCTTGTCACGTTCGTACTCTGCTTTTTGCTGAGCATTCATCTCGGCCAGCTTGGCAGCTTCCTCAACCTTTGCGGCTTGCTGCTTTTCCCACTTCGCGAGACGCTTGGAGACAATCTCATCAACATCAGCATCCGTGTACTTTGGCTGCTGCTTGTTGTCCTGCTTTGGCTCTGTCTGTGTGGTGGTGTTGGTCGTTTCCTTGTTAGCGCCCTCGCCATCCGCTACAGGAGCCTGAGCTTGCTTAGTCTCCTCCGTGGTCTCTGTGGTTGTTGCTGCGGTTGTTTCTGCACCCATTGTTTTTTTCTCCTAATTCCCCGGCGCTCCAAGGCGCGTCGGCGTGCCTTTTCTCCTTAGCTTTTAGCGACTTCAAAGCTTGGTCGATGCATTAAAAAAGCGACCGTCTAGTCGCTCTCAATACACAGTTCAACAATTTTTTCTAGTACCTCGTCCGTGGGACATCCTCGGCAACGCATGAGTTCGCGCTCCCCTGCGTCCACAACGCACACCGTCGGAAGGTGAGTGATGCTCTTCGCGTCCCTGGACCTTGGTGAGCAGTCAACGTCGATAATCTCGTACTCAATATCCTCTTCAGATAAAGCCGGCACTATCCTCTTGATAGTCCCGCGACAGATGCTGCACCACTCGGCCATATAGATCACTACTCGCGCCATATTCTCACCTCCTTAGCGAGGTAACAAAAAAGCCACCCGGAGGTGGCTTGTGAAAGCTGGTTGATTGGTGAAGGTTAGAAAGTAATTAGATTGATATGGAGACCGTCTTTATCTTTGCTCCACTCTTCTTCGCACTCGTCTTTGATAAATTTCTCCGGAACATAATCTGAGCCAATTAACCAAAGTGATTCGAACTCTTTAGCTTCACTGAAGTCGACTAACCAACCAGATAAATCCATAGCCAGCATGTCGTCAAATTCTGCCATGTTGCCTTCGCCGCAATCAAGAAAGAAGACCTTTCCTTGTTTATTGGCTTCTTCTTGTACACGATTAAAGAAGTTAACGAACTGGGCATCACTTAAATCGTGCTTTGTTTTAAGTCCCACTACCTTCTGTAGCACGCCTGTATCTGACATTAGTCGCACCTCCTCGCATAATTGTTACAAAGTCACCCTTTGCATCTACGATTACAAGATTACCATCATATTCATAGAAAGTGCAAGGATTATCGCCTTCTTGTCCCCACCAGTCACCGGTAGCAACTCGTTCAGCTTTCTCAATAATTTCGTTACATATTTCTACGAACTTATCTCTATCCTCTTTTAACGATGGATTTAGCTCCCATTCTCTAGCATGCTTGCGCATCTTTTTGCCAACTTGCTCTTTCGTAAATGCAACCTTATCCGTCTCGAAGAAAACGGTTCGTTTGGACTTCTTCGCTCCAACGCCATCCCAATGCTCACGAGCATCTTCCATGGCTTTCTGTCGCGCAAGCTCCTCCTGCTTCTGTTGCCATGCGTCCCAATCGTCCACAGCCGGCGCAATCTGGCATCTGCAATATGGGTGGAGTGGTGGGAAGTTCACGCCCACCTGCATATCCTCGAACCTAAACGTAGATCCATTCACGCCTTCGCACTCTTCACAAGCGCGCTCGTCATGCACCACCTCGATGGTGTAAGAGTCAAAGCCTTCACGCTTCAACTCCTCAACCTGCGCCATACGTGAAACGTAAGTGCCTTCGGTGTAAACCAGGCGCATAAGCGACGACTGCGGCACATCCACAAAGCGCTTCTCGAGAGCTTTCGCGATTCGCTGGTATGAATCACCGCGCGCGAGAGCCTTCGACATGTCCTGCGCCACATATGACGCGAGGGTCTCCGTGTTATCCCAGATGCGCTGAGAGTATGACGTGTTACCCGTCCACACCGTATCGACAAAACGGCGAACCGCGTCAGAGTCCATGCTGTAGAACGACCGACCAAATCCCATCGCTTCAGCCGCCGTGTTTGCACCGCGCAAGGACTGGCGCATGATGTGGTTGTCAATACGCTGAACCACGTCTCCTGTGGCTTGATAGAGGTGCAAGCGTGCGGACGCTTGTAAACCTTCGAGCCTGTTCAGTTGGTAGATACTCTTACGCACATCCACAATGGACTGCATATCCGGGTGTTGGCGCAAAAACTCGTCACAGTCGCGAATAAGAAGCTCGCGGTCTTTAGGGTCCATCGTCTCCATAAGACGACGATACTCAAGCACGCCATTCTCGCCGTAGCGTTGATAGTACTCCGCAATCTCGCGATTCAGGCGGCGAAGCTCGCTCTCGTAGGCGTTATGGACGCGTACCGACAGGGCGCGTTCGTCTTTCTCCATCGCTGCGTCAGCGAGTGTTTGGCGGCTGTGCCAATACGAGTCCATGTTGCTCCTTAGTTATTATTTTCGTTCGTACGGTCTGGAACCATCTGCGCGGCCTGCTCGGCGCGCTCGTCGGCCATGCGCTGCATCTCAGCCTGTGGCGAATCAACGCACGACAGAACGGACAACTGCGTCTCCTCGGACGTAATGCCGGAGAGGTTGCCCGCAATCTGAGACTCTTCGAGCAAGTTCGATGGTAGGTTGCGTGTGAATGTAGCGCGTACGGTCGTCCACGCCTTAGCGTCTAGGCGTGTGTTTCCTGCGTAGTTACAGAGCAGCTTCCAGCGTCTAGAAAGTGAGCGGCGGAACTTTCGCTGCTTTACTACGGCGATATCGCTCATGGCCTGCAGTCGATACTTGATAGCAATGCCGGAGCTAGTATCGAACTTCTCGCTCGAGAGGTCTGACACCATCGACAGGACGAAAATAAGACGCTCCACACGATCAATGAAGTTTTCCTGCGTACCATCCGCGTCAGGCTTAGACAGAAACTCAACGATGACGTTCGCGGCGTCTCTCGAGTCCAGGTTAATGATGCGCGAGTCTCTCAGGCTCTGCAGCGTCTGGTCATCCAGGCGTGTACCGAGAATCTTCAGATAAGCGTCGGCGTAGTACTCGACATCATTGGCCTTCTCGGAGATTGCCTTGTTGTACGCGTTAATGAGTGACATAACGCCTTCAAACAGACCAAGGCGCTCCTCATTGTCCACATACTCAACCACAGGCACATCGTCAAAGCCGTGAATAACAGGCTCACCGAAGATGACCTTCGAGCCATCCATCACGAACGGCGTCTCGAACATGGAATCGTAGAGCGTGCCGCGGAGTGTGTCGCGTGCATTGTCGAAAAGGTTATCGTCCAACCAGAAACGTACCGCGTAGATGATGTCATTCTCTACGGTGTCATCGCGGACAACGAAGCAATTCATCGGTGTCACGGAGCAAGAACGCGCGAAGGCTTCCTCGTCGCGCCACATCAGCTCGTAGCCTGCGCCATAGATGTCGGCAAGCTTGGAAAGCTCGGCGTCCAGGTCGTCAGAATCATTGACCGCGCTCCATACGTCCAAATACTCCGCAAATGCTTCATCGTCTGCCGTTGTGCGGATAGGAACGCCCAAGAAGTAGCCGACCATGGAGTCCACGATCTGCTTGGCGAAATTAGCCACGAGCCTATTGTCTGGCTTGTATTCCGCCTTTTCCTTTTGGTGCAGAATGTCATGGTCGCCCTCGTATGCTTTGCGAAGACTGGCCAAGCGGTTAACCTGCTTTGTGCGGTAGTCCACCAGAAGCTTGCCAAGAAGCTCCGCGGTCATCTGCGTGTCCTTTGGTAGGCGGTAGCCGCCCCTTGGCTCAAACGTGGAAGCGTTTGCTCCCTTAACGTCAGCACCCACTAAATGCCTCCTCTAAATAGTCGAATGGTCGGCGCGTTATCGTGCAAGCGAATAGCGCATGATAGAGAGTCAGGCGCATCATCGTGCTCCGCTCCCTCGGTGAAGTCCATGACTTCGTTCCAGTAATCGACGCTAGCTTCACGGACACTCTCAAGCCTGGACAGCTTGGACCAAGTGCCGCGGCCATACGTCGCAATTTTGATGAACTTGTTGGCGGTCTCTGAGTATGTATGGACAGGTAGCCCGTACCCGTCGAGCTTGTCGGCCACGTACCCCTTATCCGCGTTCTTCTCCATGTACACCGTGCCAAGTCTCAGCTCGCGGTGTAGCTCTAGGATGCGCGCCATGCACTTATCGACGTGCGTCTCGCGGTACAGCTCACCGTGGACGTATGCCTCGTCGCCCACCCACTTGATACACGTGATGGCCGTACCGTCTGAACCGCCGTAGGCCGCATCCACATGCATGATGCCGTCGTAGAGAAGGCTCTCGTCTTTGAAGGTTTTACAATCGCCCTCGAAGACCACGCCCTCCTCTGCCACATGGCGCAGCTCGTAGTTAGCCGCGAAAAGTGAGTGCGTCATTGATGCCTTCAGCTCTGTGGCAGCGTCCACACTCACAAGCCCTGTAGTATCCCATGGCCACTTCTCAGCGGGCGGCATGATCGTGAACGCGTCGTCTTTATGCCACGGGGTTCCCGTGTTGATGATGCGTCCGCCGCGGTTCTTGACGTTCTGAAGCTCGCGGTAAATCTGCTTCGTGCGCTCACGCTCGGCGCGGCTCACGCGGTCACGCAGTGTGACGATGTCGTCCGTGAAGATGATGTCCCAGTGCTTACCAGTGAGCGAGCCGCCAATGCCGATACCCGTCAGTTGCGGTGATCCGGAGACGTTACACGCGAGACTTGTCGAGATTGCCGTAGAGCTTGCCGTGGTCAGTTTTAGTGGCTGGCCATAGATGCTCCGCGCAGTCTCCTGGGTGAGCGGATGCTCGACCATGCGTTTGACTGCCGCGAGTACTTCCGCGACGTCATTCTCGCCTTTGCGTTGGAATCCCACCGTCAAGTCCGGACGGGTGAGCAATATCAGCCACAGAGCCACCTCGACGCAGGTCGTCTTGTATGAACCACGATGCGACTGAAGCGTCATGTCGCCGTGGCCAAACACCATCTCATGGATCCATCTGTCGTGGAGTCCTTCGCGCAGAAGGTCGTAACCTAGCTCATGCGCCAGGCGAACCGGGTGTTTGGCTATAAGCGTCGCGAGTGCTCTATTTGTCTCCATCGCTCTCTACCTCGTCGAGCAAACTCTTAAACGCGGCGCTAGCTTCCTTAGCGTTGGCGGACACTTCCATTTGCTGCACAGGCTTCTGTCCGGAAGAATCGCGCACAAATTCAGCCGCGCGAACGTCTCCTTCAAGCGCCTGGGTGAGCATGGCAAGTGCCATAGCTTCGCTCGCGGTCACATTCTTACCCGTGAGCCCTGAGATAGTGGACGCTTGGGACAGCTTTCCTGGTTTCATCGGCATGGCGAGAAGATCTAGAAGCGTCTCGCGAATCTCGCGCCTGCGCTTCTGAACCGCGTTAGACTTTGCGGCGCCCTTCTTGCCCATCTCGCTCAGCTCCGCTTTAGTGCGCTCGCTGTTAGGCTTTAAGTTCTTCGCCGCGTTCGGATTGTTTAGTCTTGCCATCTAACTCCCTAATAATTGCCAACTCACGCTCGGAGAGGTCAAAGCTAAAGCGCTCGCCCTCTTCTCGTCCCACATAACTTACGAAAGGAGCCTTCATTAGTTCTTCTATTTGGTTAGCTACACGATTGGAAATAAGGTAACCAGAACCATAAAGAGCACGCTTTAGCGGCTTCTGCGAATCAAGAACGCGAGTAAATGAAACGTCAGAATATGGAATTTCGATTTCTTGGCCACGGTCAACAAGCTTTCCAAGGTGCGTGGCCATCAAAACATTCCTTGGATAGTCATACTTCGCAAGTGGCTTCTTCTGCTTTTTCTTTTGTGCTAAAGCGATAGAAGCAGCAAGTGTTGGAGCAGTAACTACCGCGTTTACTATGTCGAGATTCGTGACAAAAGATGTCTTAACATTCGCGCCGTTAGCGTAAATAACTGTTGCGTTGCAACCAACAAGACAGTCGATTGGGTCTCGAATAAATGAAGTTAGCGCAGGCGCAAATAGAAAATACTTAATGCCGCGCTCTGTGTACCATCGACGGATGGATGCCAGGATGGAGAAAGGCGGGTTGTCTACAACAACACAACCCTCTGGATATTCCTCGCTCTGGTAGTCTCCGCCTGGACGGAACGGTCGGATGAT